TAGGAATTATTTGGCACGACTAGCACGTTGGTTGATCCCGTATTCACAACGCCGATATGCACTTCACTCGCAGTCGGAGGAATAGGAAAGCTGTTACCTTGAACCGTGACCGCAACAAAGGTGGGAGTTGAGATGCTTCCAGCAGCGCCGCTCGCAACAATTGGCAGCGCCGCCGTATTAGTGGCAGCCGTCACCACATATTGCGCAGTCTTGTCCATCTGAAGGACGCGCATAAGATGTGACGAGCTATCACTAGGGACAGCACCAACTCTGGCGAAATAGATGTAGGTGGCAGGTAGGGTCGGCGCTGAAGAACTGGCCGACCCTAGACAAGCCGTTGTCGTTCCATTGTTGATTACAAAAATGTAGTACCACGAAGACGCGGCAAGTGACCCAGTATCCAGAGCATTAGCGCCTGTCGTAGCCCAGTTGATGCTACAAGAGACCGCCGTAACCGAGATTTCATTGCCACTACCATTCTGGAGAACAACGAGATTGGCGGTAGCAGTAGTCGTCGTGTTCCCGGTCGTGCTAACGACCAGTTTAGACGCCGCCCCAGGAGGGGCAAATGCCGATGCCGCCTGTGAGTTCTGAAGCTCATATTGGGTGCCGTCATAGGCGATCTCAACAATGGAGTTGGGAGGAAGCTCGCCACCTGTCAGCGCTATTGGGCCGGTAGCGCTTATCTTATAAAGGTTCTTAGTGCCGGACCCGCCTGCGATGGTGACAGTGGTCGCCCCACTGTTCGCCGATCCCCCTGTCTTGAATCGAAAAGGGACCCCTTGTGGAGGTGTCGCTGGGAAGTTAGGATAGGTCAGGGTGACGGCATTGGCGGAGCCTCCCGCCACAGCGTATTGGTTCTGATCGGTGTACCGCCCGGTCTGCGCTAGCACTCCTGTCGTCAGCAAAAACCAAACAAGGAAAGCAGTGATGATGCGGTTGATCATGTGCGTTATCCCACCACGTCCCATTGTGTGCCGTTGAAGTGAAATTTAGCGAAGCCGAGATCGACGGCCATCACATAGCCGGGGGCCGAGCCGCTAAGCGTGTCGATAGTCGTCCCGTCGGTCGTTTTAACCGTGCAGTTGTAAGTGTTAAAATTCCCCATGTCGTCCTTGACTGAGACGATACGCCCTTGTGGCGGCGCTGCGGGGAGGTTAACTACTGTTGGATTTGTCGTTGTATTGTGGACGGCAATCGTCCCATCGGCAGCGGTAGCGTTAATCGTCACACCTCCAGCTGCAATTCGGATCGGGGCTGTAACCAAGCCGCCTATATAGGAGGCAAGAGCCGCCTCGAAATTAGTAAGCAGTAACGCCAAGTTCCCGTCATCGTTGACGTTGATTGTGAGCACGTTGGCAATGAAAGTAGCGATCATCGCAGCAACCATACTGGCTTGACGTGTCGCTTTATTATAAGCCGTAGGGTCTGCTAATCCAGGCGCTACTCCGTTGGGAGCCAACGCTGCATAGTTTACTTGGCTCATCACCGGGTTTGTCGGCGCTGGCGCCGCAAACGGGATATAATCAACTGTCATCGGATCATCCTCATATTCCTGGCGACACGACCGGCCAACTACCTAATCCCCAGCCAGCGGCGTAGGGGCTAGCGGGGACGCCCCAAGCAAAGAAAGGAGCGTCGGGTGCGGGCTCCGTAAAGTAGCCACGGATACGCACCCCTCCCGGCTTGAGATTGAAATAGCCTCCCTCAAAGAGGGCCAAAGTTACAGCATCCGGGGTCGGCCCCCAAAGAGCCATAACCATGCTCATGTCATCGTAGTCCTGGATTAGGACCGTAAATCCTTCCGAGGCGAATAACGTCGTGAACACTTTGTATGCGCCAGGGATCGTGCCATCCCATTGGTTCGCGGCGACCTTGGCTTTAAGGACTATCCGGTAAGGCTCATCAGGTAGGACTGTCAGACCATCAATCGGATCATCCGGGAATTTCCATAAGCCTTGCCCCCACCCAAGGCCGGCGGTCGCCCACGAAAAATAGACGCCGACCAGTGGCGTCGCAATATAACGTGAGATACCTATCCAAAGGCCGAGCACGTCTTCTTGTGCTCCAACGGCGTAGTCCAGATCAAATAGCTCAGGAAGACTTTGCAGGATTTCCTGGTTGTCGGCCTGCCCTTGAACGAGAGCTGCCAGCACCGCCATGAATTGCGGTTTCGACGCATACTCGGACGTCGCAAGGCTAGTATATGGAACGATGTCGCCGGTCATACCCCAACCACCGTAATGTCAGCGGGGATTCCTTCCGCCGCTTCATAGAACAGGATTTGTATATCCGAGTGGAGGTAGACGTTGGCTCCTGTCGGGATATTCCGTCCAACGGGGACCCCTGGCGCAATCGTCAGTACCAACCCGGCGATGCTGGAGACAGTCGCAACGAACAAGGAAGCGTCGTCGAGCACGAATTGAATTTGCGACCCTTGGAAGATGTCTTGGACGCTGGCGACATCGACCGCGGTCGACCCCGCAACGTAAGGCCCACCAGTGACGGTCGTATCAGCAGGTGGCGCCGCGCGCGACTGTGTGATGCTGAGGACGGTATAGGTTGACGAGAGGGCATCGAGCTGTACTTGAGACAACCCGGTAGCGGCCGTCGCGGCGTCACCAGAAAGATTGGCGGGTCCCCATAGCCTCCCAAGGTAGGAGTACTCCCCGATAGCTAGGCTGTTGAGGAACCCACTGACCGCTTGCTGGATAAAAGCTGCGGTTGATGAGACATATCCCGCCAACCGCTTGATCGTCACCACAACGGTTGGAGCGATCTCCGACAGGATATAAAAATTGATCGTATTAGGAATGCCGTACCGGTCGACGGTGTTGACCTGGGTCGTCCCATAAGTTCCCGTGCCCGGCGTCTTAGTCAGCGCAATCGTATTGCCGATGGATTGAACGACGCCGCCTGCTACCACAAACGCTATAGAGTTCTTTGGAATACCAATCGCGTTAGTCGAGCCTGTATCATTCTCATAAACAATAGCACGCGTGACGCCCGGGAGGTCCAGGACCTCGGCAAGCATGGCATCAACTATTGATAAGGCTGGGAGGCTCGTGCTCACTGCCTGGCGCTGGCGTAAGGTTGAGTCCATCTCTACCGGCGCCCCAGCAACGGCTGCTAGGGTATTCGTCACCGATTGCCACCCTAAGGTCGGTGTCAGGATTTGTGTGAGCGTCCCCGATGACGCATTAATAGAGCCTGCCTGTGTGCATGTCGCTTCGACAACCACCGCCCCGGTATTGTCGATCTCCACATTCTCCGGGAGGTCCCAAGTCGTCCCGAGGTTCTGATCGTCACCAATAACCCCCATAAAGATTGGAGTGCCGGCTGTCCCGCCAACGGTAACTTGGACCATGCTTTGGCTGGGCACCTCACGCTTTAGGCCGTTTATCTTGACCACCGCAGATAGTCCGGTGCCTTGCGCAAAGCTTGGGGAGAAGGCGTTATATGCTGTAATCGTGGCTTGATTTGAATCAAATTGGGACTGCGCATAGATCGCCAGTTGCTGGTAGTCCGCCGAATCTGTTGCCAAGTACGAATCTGATCCATAGATGCCCTGGAAGGAGGCCAACAAACTGGACAGAATATCCGCGTATGACGGACTGGTGATGCCTGTCGAAGTTATCGAGCATGCCAATGTTGGGAGCGGGAATGTAGTCAAAACCTCACCTAAGGCAGCGGGCGGGTGGCGAAGTAAACCGAGACGGCACAGGTTCCTCCTGCCGCCGCCCCGATGTTTGCGTAGATCATGGTAGCATTAAAAACGGCGCTAGTGACTGCTGGTGTGAAGCTCTTTAATACGTTGGCAGTGTTGACTCCAGATGCCGTGGGCAGACTGGTCTGGGCAGCGAGCGTTATACCAGTCTGCCCAGGCCCTGTATAAAGCCCCATAGTCGCCGACCCCGCCGTGCCCGATACGAGGAACATCTGGAATAAGCCGATCATCCAGTTGGGCGTCGGCAAGTACAATGTGAACTGGGTATCGCCGGTAGCGTTGCAATTTATATTGTCTCCGTGTGCGCTAAGCAGAAGGCTCGCGAGTGCCAAATCCTGCTTGGTCGCGGACTGCGGCACCTGATTAACGATACACCGGACAGGCTGGCCGCCTTGGTAACACAAGAACTGCTCAGTTCCGCTATAGGGGATAGCCGCCGAGTCCAAATTTGGGAATGGAATTTGTATCTGCGCTTCAGCCGGGGAGGCGAGCGCAAGCAGGACTAAAAACAGAACTCGGAGTTTCATACGAGGCTTCCCTAATTGGTTATGATTTCACCACCAGGCCCGGTGATAGTCGCCCCCGAGGGCGTAACGACCACTTGAGGCTGGGGGGCATTCGGGCCGAACGTCGTGGAAATAAAAACCATCCCATAGATCGTCGTCACGGTCGCATCAACCATGAGCATCCGCTTGATGAGCTGGCTATTGTAAGCGTCGATGGACTGAACGCCTTGGACCCCAAGAATTGCGGTCCGGATAGCGACATCGTAGGACGCCCGTGTATCAGGGTTTCCCGTGTCCTGAGTTGGCTGCTTCCCCAAAATCTGAGTGCTATAGGGAACCCCGACCGTCACGTCCAAAAACCACTCTCCACGAAAAAGTAGTAAAGACGTAAGGATCGCTTGTGCGACCGTCGCAGGAGAGTTTATTAAAAACGTGGAGGAGCCGGACCCGAACGTATAATCTCCAGACGGACTCAGTGCACGGTATCTCACGTAGGAACCTCCGGCGGATTAGGCGGGTGGAGCGTCGGAGTAATCCCTTCGGTGTAATCGTCTATTGTAGCGGGCGTATAAACAAAGCCGGTGCCTCCTGCGTCGAAGGTCGTCTTATCGACGCCATGCACGATCATCTCCGCGCCTGCTATAGTCGTCTTGTTCCGTCCTTGAATGTTCACCTCGTCGGCAATCAAATTGATTATTCCCGGCCCTAGCTCTACGAAAGTCAGCCCGTCATCACTGCGAAACTGCGCCGTGGTCGTGCTGAACCCTGACAGCACACGAGGCTTGGAGCGAAACCCCGGGATGAAGAATCCATCCGAGATGTCGTGCATCCTGAATTCACTGAGCACATTGGAGTAACCCCCATGCTGCCACCACTCATCGATGCAACGCATGGCAAACGAGAGGAGTCCCTCGTCTCCTTGGGCCATTGGGAAGGTCGCTGTGTATCCACCACCCCCAATAAATTGGACGGGGCAATGAACCAACGGCGTTACCTTCTCGTAGGTCAACACACCGCTAGTCGCTCGAAAGGGAAGCATCAAACTGATCTGAACCGTTGCCGCCATCTCAGCCGGATTGAATGCTTGCAAGATACCTGGGATTGACGTCCACATTTCTGCTTGGCGTCCATCAAGCGCCATTTGCAGCATCTCTTGGAGGTCAAGGTTCCTCTCGCGTGGGTCCATTTAGGGGAGCACGCTAATCTTGCCGAGAGAGACGGTGCCTTGTGGCGTCGCTCCTCCAGCATCGTAGGGCTTTATCTGTTTCCCTGCCGGAGCGCTTACGTCTACCAAAAGGCAAGTTAGGTGGGAGTACCACGGATTTTCACGGGTATCGCCTTCGATCTCATGGACCAAAACCTTGTAAACACCATCGTCATCCGTCGTGGCAAAGAACGTCATACCTCTATAATCTGGGTAGCCGTAGAGCTGTTTAATATCAGCCTGCGCGATGTCTTTATTGTTAATTTTTACAAGACCACCGATCTTGATTAGTGGATTTAAGAGGCAATCGACAAGGATACCATTTGGGGTGGACTCCGGAACGCCAATCATACCGGTATAGGCGTTTAGCTCGACCGCCGTCCCTGGCAAATAGCCATTAAGTTTTATCATTTGGAGTTGCCCGTTTTGGATCGACCATCGAGATTGTTGTGTCACAGCAAGGTCGCGCATGACCGAGCGTCCCATACCGTACATCACTTTCCCTCGTGGGTTGACGATGACACCTCCAGAAAGGCCAACTATTTGGTTCCCGACGTTGTATTGGGCAAAGCTGGTGCCTACAGCAGCAGCTATGGCGTCTGGGTTGGCTTGTGGTCCATCAAGAGTCGTGTTGACCCTCCCAAAGTTGTAGGCGGCATCCCCGTCGCCTGCAAATATGTCTACGTAGGAATCTGTTGCATTCAGGCGCCCGCGTCTTATCTGCTTGATCGTGCCAGCAAAGATTGTCGCTGGACCTGGGTCTACATACCCAGCCTGCACTGAGATAGCTGTAAATTCTCCAACACTTTTAGATGGTATTGTTGCTTCTTGTGCTTGCCCAGGAAGAGACGGTCCGTATGTTTGCGATTTTATGCCGGAAACACTACTCAGAGTTTTGGAGGTCGCTTCACTAAGGTTGTAGATACGGATAGTTGCTGTGTTTGGCGTCTCAACATCCGATGCCCTTATCTCAAAATGGCAACGAAGGTCATAGCCAGGGTTATTGGACGAGAGCTGGAGAACCTGCCCACCTGTGTTGAATGTAGTGGTCCCTGGAATGAAGGACCCGACAAGGATATTCCATGCTCGACGGTACTGGACGGTCATGGCTCGGTCACAAAATAGAGTTGCGCCGTATCGCCGAGCGTCGTGAAGGTTGGAACTTCATCGGCGTCCTGATCATTCGTCGTCTGTGCCACTAACGTCCCACCAAATCCTAAATAGGCGAATTGGCCGAGTAGATCACAGCCGGTCACAACAGGAATTCCGGTCACAAGGTCGTTTCCGAGGACATCAGCTATATCCAAATTCCATGCTTGGTTACGCCAATTCCATGTCAGCGTAAGCGTATAGGTGACCCCCGCCAAGGCGAGCTGGAATGTTTGTGGTGTCCCAGGCGATACGGGGATAGTATAGGCGGTGGTCATTATGGCACCGCCGTGCCATATGCCGAACTGTTGAAATTCGGGGCGCTCCCTAATTGCTGCGTCCCTAAGCTTTGGGTCGCAGCGTTGGAAGAAGGGTTCGCCATGGTGGAAGATGATCCGACAGAGACAACCGAGGTCGAGACGATGATCAACTGCTCGAACCTGATCTCGGCAAACAACGTCGTTGCAGTCTCGTCATCCGTATGGGTCCGACAACTCGCAATGAGCATGTTCTGGTAGGTCGCTTTGCCCGTAATCACGGTGAGGAGTTGGCGGCTTATCTGCATAGCGCGCAGGGCGTCATAAAGCTCATCTACATAATTCGGGTTCCCGGCTGCCTGCGCATCGGCCAATGACCAGCCATAGCGTGCCATGACTTGGCTCGGCTCTTTGTAGGCATGGTCTGAGATCGCCGCCCCTTGCTCGACAGGGTGCCGCGTGATCGTAAGCTCATCTATATGATCTTCCCGAATTGTCAGGTTCGGGTAGATAGGCGCTACCGGTGCTGAATTAGGATCCGTTGTTTGTTGCTGGTCTGACGACGGTGGAATAAGCGCCCGCTGCGGATACAGGTTCCCGTTGACCAAGAGGAATGGCGAGAGGATAACACCAAGAGGTATCGGGAAGGATGGCACTCAGTTCCCCATAGCGCCGACGAGGTTGCGCCCAAGGTCGCCATTCACCCGGTTTTGCTCGTCACGGACAGCAACGGCTGTCCCATGGGGGTCCCCGGCACCCGTGACATTAATCTCGGTTTTTTGAGTCAAGGTTACTGTTTTATCGCCACTTGCGTATTGGCTAGCAAGGGCAGGCCCCCCAAGGAAGTCGTTATTATTCGCCGGGCGCTCATAGCCGCTTGTGAAAGCGCCGTAAGCTTCTCCTGGCGTCTTAGCGCCCATCAACTTTTTATAGGCGCCACCTTCTCCGTTGTGGAGCTCCCACGCCAAGAAGTTTATTTGGTCTTGTGCAGAAGCT